GCAAGGACAGGCGTGGAGAGGACCTAAAGATCTAAGATCTGTACCAAATTTTGGTGGTAGTTTTTCTATTATCTTTTCCCTGTTTTTCCGCAGGGTTAGTAGACGGAACATTATCTGGGGTGGCTCCTTCCCTGAGGGTCAGTCGCCTCGGCGCTTTCAGCGCCGTCTTGGTTACCATATTTTATTCGCCTTCGGCTCATAGTATAACCATTTCCTGCCTAGTAACCTGATTAATCAGCATTACGGCGTGTCGCACTTACATCCCAGCGTTTTTTACGGGCGGTGTTACAATTAACCTAAGATAAAAGGAGCAAGAAGTGACGGCTATTGTAGGTATTCAGGGTAAGGGTTGGGCAGTTATTGCTGCAGACTCTATGACCACATACACTGATAAACCTTACGTTGCTAAAGGCTACGATAAAATTGTTAAAGTAAATGAATACTTAATTGCTGTAGCTGGTGATGCACTCGCTGGTGATATTTTAAATAACTTATGGCAACCACCAAAGGTGGTTAAGACTCAAGATCCTGATCGCTTTATGATGATTAGGATTCTTCCATCAATCAAACAGACTTTAACTGATGCAGGGTATGACCCTACTCCTAAGACTAAGACTGATGATGATTCAGGTTGGGATGCTTTAATCTGTTTTAACGGGATGGTATACCAAGTCAGTGATGATTACGGGTATATGAGAGATGATAGAAACTTATATGGCATAGGCTCTGGTGGATCATTAGCTCTTGGTGCACTAGTTGCTATGGGTAGTGAAACTAGAACCCACGCTAAAGCAGCAAGTGCTGCAAAAAAAGCAATCAATATTGCGATACAATATAACGTCTGGTGTGGTGGCACTGCTAGTGTCAAGACACAGTTTACAAAGTAGGGAAAGGTAATGGAGAAAACTTTGAAGATTGAACTGGAAGAACTGCGAGAGCAGATTGCACAAGAGATTGAATCTTATATAGATTCTGATAGTGAAGCAAGAGCCTTTACTCTTGCAGCAGATATAGCAAGGGGTAAGAAGTGACCGATCCAAAGGAATTATTATTAGATGTTCTACGAGCTAAGGATGCTGGTAGGGCTAGATCTAAGCAGACACAGGTAGGTCCATCAGAGTTAGGTGGATGTAGACGTAAGGTCTGGTATCGTCTTAACGGTAGAGATGCTACCAATGATAACGAATTAAAACTTGCAGCAATAATGGGTACAGCAATTCACGCTGCTATTGAGGATGCAATTAGTGTTGCAGATCCAAAGGGTGAGAAGTATTTAGTTGAGATACCTGTTGAGTACAACGGGATGAAAGCGCATATAGATTTATTCATACCACAAACTGGAGATGTGATAGATTGGAAAACCGTAAAGGTTAAAAATCTATCCTACTTCCCAACGCAACAACAACGTTGGCAAGTACAGGTATATGGCTACTTGCTTGACAAGTCTGGTAAGGGGAATCCCAGAACTGTTAATCTTGTAGCCATATCCAGAGATGGTGATGAAAGAGATGTTAAGGTTCATAGCGAACCATATGATCCCAAGATAGCAGAGGAAGCTCTTAACTGGCTGGCTGCTATTAAAGAGAGTGCAGTTGCACCTGAACCTGAGAGAGATCAGAGCTACTGTAGGTTCTACTGTAAGTACTTTGATGAGTCAGGTAAAGTGGGGTGTACTGGATTAAAAAAAGAACTTATCAAAGTGGGTGAAGTATTTATAGACAACCCTGAGGTTGACACATCCGCTTTGAAATACCTACAACTTGATACAAAAATTAAGCAATTGATAGATGAGAGGGAGTCCTTACGGACTGCATTAGAAGGATTTACTGGTCAGACTAATAGTGGTGTATCCATTACTTGGAGCACCATAAGTGGTAGAGAATCAGTAGATGCCGAGGAGGTTAAGAAACTGCTCGGTTTTGTACCAATTAAACAAGGACAGGAATCAGTTAGATTATCTGTCAAACATACTGGAGGTAAGTAATGGCTGCACCGGAGACTACTAAGTTTCAAATCAACTACAAGTTAGCTGATGGAACTTTAATAAATCTATATGCAACATCTCAGGCAGAGTTAGAGGCATCTTTAACATCTATATCTGACCTAGCAACATTAGTAACAACAACTGGTACCACATTAGGTACAACTACACAATCAAATGGTGGAGCAATTAGTTATGCCAAAAAAGCATTAGGAGCTACACCAATAGCAACAGCCCTAGGTAATGGCGAAGAGCAGATTACCGACAGGAATGGAACTGTTTGGACATATGGCAGAGCAGATGCACCTGACTGTGTTAACGGAAAGATGGTATTTGCTGCAGGTACTTCACAAAAAGGTAAACCTTATAAAGGTTGGTTTGATCCAATGAAAGGTCCTAAACCTATGCGTAAACCAGAAGGTTATACGCCGGTTGATCCTATCTTTTTGAAGTAATCCTATGAGGGTTCCCTGGAATTATGAGAACCCCGCTTGTGTCGAAATAGGTGTGGAATCTTTTTATCCCGAAACAAAAAACGGGGACAGAGTCCACACCCAACAGGCTATTAACGTTTGCAAGATATGTCCCCATCTTGCAGAGTGTGCAGAGTGGGGAATTAAAAACGAACGTTTTGGTATCTGGGGTGGAATTACCGCAGCCAAACGAAAGATTATTAGAGCAAAAAGAGGTATCGTCTTACCTAGAGAGGAACACGTTGCTTAATTTAAATCGGGCTTGGCGTGGTTCTACGACCAATGCAACACCACTGCCTGACGTATGGAACGATCTTGCTAAGAAGCAGATCAAGTTTCGTAGAGGTCAGGTATGTATGATTGCTGCTGCGCCCAATGCTGGTAAGAGTATGTTTGCTCTTATCTACGCAGTTAGAGCAAGGGTTCCAACTCTATTCTTCTCGGCAGATACCGACACCGCAACTGTGATGATGAGAGCAGCCTCTCACCTATCAGGACACAGTCAACTACTGGTGGAAGCGAACTTAAATAGTAACCGTCATTACTACGATAAGCATCTTTCCAGAATGGAAAACATACAGTTTGTCTTTGACTCATCACCATCATTAGATGATATTGAGTTAGAGGTTAAGGCTTATGTTGAACTCTTTGGAGTTCCACCAGAGTTGATTGTTATAGATAACTTGATGAATGTGGCTGCCGAATCAGATAATGAATGGGCTGGTTTACGAGCTATTATGGTTGAACTGCACGATATGGCTCGTAAGACTGAAGCCTGTGTGATGGTATTACACCACGTCTCAGAGCAATCTGAGTATGTTAAGACTGATAACCCACCACCTCGTAGATCTATTCACGGTAAGGTATCTCAGCTACCAGCGTTAATAATTACTTTAGGCTTTGATCCAATAGGTAAGGTGCTTAAAGTGGCAGCAGTTAAGAATAGGTTTGGTCCACATACAGCAGATGGCACTGATCATATTGGACTGTTTGTTAACTATGCTGTCTGTCAGATATCTGATGCTGATGCACTTGGTCAGATGTATAGAAGGGATGCAGTTATCTATGACTCCCAAGTACAATAAGACTAAGGGTGCTCAGTTTGAGGTGGATGTAATGAAGTGGTTTAGAAAGATGGGTGTGGTAGCAGAGAGGCTACGCCTATCAGGAGCAGAGGATGAGGGAGATCTAGTAGTTATCGTTGCCGGTGAGACCTACATCTTTGAGTTAAAGAATACCAAGAAATTAAATTTAAAGGAGTTCTGGGATGAAGCGCAAACCGAAGCTGATAATTATGCTAAGCATCGTGGCATTGATCGGCCTTTATCTTATGTTTTATTCAAGAGACGAAACGCAGGAATAGAAAAGACTTGGGTAATCCAAGACCTAACACAATGGCTAGGAGAAAAAAATGCCAACACCTGAAGGAATAATAACGACAACAGAAACACTTAAACCTGAACCACCAAAAGAAGAGAAAAAAGATGACACTAAGGATTCGTAATCCATTTTATTTTTCTGCAAAAAAATGGTGCATAATTAATTGTTATCATTGTGGTAGAACGTATAATGTTTTAGTTACAAATCTACGTTCTAATAATTATTGTTGGGACTGTAAATGATCTGTGACTATTGTAAGAAGGGTGGCGCTGAGAATGTCAAACGCCACTTTAAGTTAGCTGATAGGTATCACCTCAAATGTAAAGGAGATTGCGGATGCCAGCATCAGACTGGACCAGGAGCAGGAAGTCTGGCAAAGGTACTGGCAGAACCGATGCGAACTCAATACCCATTGGAGTAGTTGTAAAGTTTTACGGTGGTGAGGTAAGAGAGGGCAGGGCTTGTTCTGTTAGGTGTGTACTCCACAATGACAGTAGAAGGAGTGCGGTAATTAATACAAGGGATAACCTGTATTACTGCCACACTTGCGGTAAGGGTGGTAATGCAGTAAATATTATTAGTATTAAAGAGAATGTGGGGTTTAAAGATGCTCTCAACCGTGCAGTTGAAATCATCACTGGAAGCGGCATTACAATACAGCAAGGATCTAAGCGAAGAAGCAATAAAGTTTCTCGCAGATCGTGGGATCTCTGAAGAGATAGCAAAACGGTACCACCTTGGTACCATTTTACAACCTGTTGCTGGTCACGAGAACTACAAAGGCTGGCTATCCATACCTTACCTAACTGCAATGGGACACTGTGTTGGCTTTAAATTTAGAAGATTAGATGATGGTAAGCCTAAGTATGGAGCACCTCTTGGACAAAAGGGACATCTCTACAATGTCAGTGACATCATCATCTCTAGTGAGTACATAGCAATCTGTGAGGGTGAGCTAGATACTATTGTTTCATCTGCAATCTTAGGTCTACCGGCAGTTGGAGTGCCAGGAGTTGCTGCTTGGAAACCGCATTTTACTAGGATGTTTTCAGGTTATGGCAGGATATTTATTATTGGTGATAATGATTTAAAAGATGATGGTACAAATCCTGGGGCAGAGTTTTCAAGGATGGTAGCTCAAGAAGTAGATAACTCTACTATCGTGTCGCTTCCCGTTGGAATGGACCTAAATG